GAGGTTATTTATTACCGGGTGATCCTATTGGCTATATAACACGTGAACTTGACAATATGTTTGCTAAAGCTAAGGATGTTGATGATACTCCTAAAGATAAAGCTAAGACAAGTATTCAGGATCGCATGCGTGAAAAGATTATGGACATCATTGGAGAGGTAGAGGCAGTCATAGATAGCGGAGAGGAATTCTCCATGTATGATTGGCTCAAGACCAATCAGACGCCTCCCTATGCTGTTGGTTACATCGCTCAGTATTATGCTAACTGGCTTACAGAGTTGATTGAAGCTTACGAGAAGCCAGATGATCAACTCAAAGAAGCTTATGCATATCTAACAAAGAAAGAACTTAAAAATCGTATTGTGTTCTTTCATAAGCTTATTGAGGATGCAGAGAAATATGCAGGCGTTGCTAAGAAAACTCGAGCACCTCGTAAACCTAGACCTGTCTCTAAGGAAAAACTACTTAAGAACTTTAAGTATCAGAAGGAAAGTAATGAATATAAGATTGCTTCAATTAACCCTGATAAGATTATTGGAGCACAGGAACTATGGTGTTTTAATACTAAGTATAAGACAGTGACAGTCTTTAGAGCACTTGATCGTGGTGGTCTGAAGGTCAAGGGATCTACCATTACTGGTTATGATGAGAAAACAAGCATGACTAAAGGTGCTGGTAGAAAACCAGAGCCTGTGATTGACAAAATCCAAAATGGTGGTAAAATAGTACTTAAGAAATTAATGGATGAGTTGAAGACAGATAAAGCTCTTCAGTATCGAATCAATGAAAACACTATCTTGATGAAGGTGGTATCATGAACAAGCGTAAGACAGTAACAGATCGTAAGCCTGAATTGGTGACACTGATTGATCCGCCTTCTGGTTGGAAATATGGTTTTCCAAAAGCTTTACCAGATCCAAGACCTACTGATATGGAACAGTGGTTTAGGGATGAAGGATACCCGCAATCAGAAATTGATCGAGGTATGCTTAACTATGTTCGTTGTTGGCAGGAGTTGAAGTGATGGATTACCAGACAATTGTAGTAATTGCAGTGCTGAGTGCAGCAGTGCTGAGCGTAGTGGCATTAGGTGTTTTTTACGTTATGTTTATCATTAATGATTTATCATTAATGATTGACTTTCCAGTAAAGGTCAGGTATAATAAATACATTGCTTGGTTGATGAAGCACAAGGAATAGATCGTAAGACTCGGGGGCAGTACCCGACGCCTCCACCATAAGCGCAAGCATCCTGCGAGAAGGTTGCTTTAGGGTAGGGTGACAGGAAATAGAACAGCAACTAATACCTGTTTTACTTGCGTTTATGATGGGGGCGACATAGGCTCGATTGCGATGATAAAGGTGTGTGGAGACTAAGTAAACTCGTAAGTGCAAACGATAATTTCGCACATGATTTGGCAGTAGCTGCCTAATCTGAGCTCGGGGGAAGCTTGGAAACAGAATTCCCCCACCCAATTCCCATGGTCTCATAGCTCAACAGAATAATGTTTATGTAGATCCAAAAAACCCACACGCATATAAAGTTCAAAAGAAAAAATAGATATATTGAAAAAGCAAATTCCAAATTTGGTGTTTTTATGTAGTATTGAAGAAATACAACAATTTGCTTTCATGGTGAAACAGGAAATCACACGGGTCTTCTAAACCCAGATTCTAGGTTCGAGTCCTAGTGAAAGCGCCAAACCGATCCAATAGAGATTGCCATTATAGGATGTAGCATGCTGACATTATCACCAAACACCTTCATTAATGAAATAGAGAATCTGCGTCGTTCCAAGAACATGGAATATATTGATGCAGTTGTCCATTGGTGTGAAAAGAATAAAGTTGAGATTGAGTATATAGCTGCTTTTATTAAGAAGGATCAGATTATGAAATTAAAGATCCAAGAAGAAGCTGAAAATCTTAATTACATGAAAAAGACGGCAAGACTTCCAATATAAATATTTTGTGCACTTTGGGAGGACTGTATGATTATAACAACAGTAGGTAGACCCAAGAATGTTCCGGTAAAAATATGTAAAGAAGCATTAAAGTTTTACGGAGAACATTTACTCGGCAAACGTCTTTACGACAAAATAGAACTTACTTTAGAATTCTGTGCTGATGATTTAGGAACCACTGTTTATGGTTTTTGTGATTGGAATGATGACAACCATAAAGCAAGAGACTTTACAATAATTATACACCCAAACTTAAGTAAGAAAACAATGCTCACAGTATTGGCTCACGAAATGGTTCACGTTAAGCAATATGCTAAAGGTGAAATGAAAGACTATGCCAGAAAGAATAGTGTCAAGTTTAATGGTAAGATCTATAATGATGATGAAATGGATTACTGGGATTATCCGTGGGAAGTAGAGGCACACGGAAGAGAGAAGGGTCTTTACTATCGTTTTATAAACAACATGAAGGAATAGATTATGGCATGGGTTAGTGTTGAAGTTGATTTTGACGATTTTGATACAGACGATCTAATTACTGAATTAGAAGCTCGTGGGTATGTTGTTAGCAAAAAAAGAAATGAATTTGAAGAAGATATTTGGAATCTTTATCAAACATTCATTACTGATAATGGCGACAACAATAACATGGATAAAGAGCTTAGAAAGTTCTTCACAAAGTATTATAACAAAGCTACGGTATGAGTGACGCAATGTCGGCGTATGAATGTTATCAACATTATAATGCACTGAAGCTGCATTTCACAAAACCTAACTACGATTATTTTAAATACAATCATAAGACAAAAACATCAGTGACATCATTTGATTCACGTAAAGATAAATTGTTTTTTATGAAGATAGCCAAACATGAAGATCCTGTAAAGTATATGCTTTCCAATCTTGTTCATAACCCTAAACTTTGGATCAAGGATATAGCATACTCACCGGAAGCTGAGAGAACATATCAACAATGGGTTAAGAGGAATCAAGCATTCTCTTATATGTTCTCAGAGGATATATCCAAGTTACAGGAAAACTTCAATTCTAATTTTATCATTAAAGACAACAGTCACCCATATGTTCTAAAGTTGTATTTACGTGGTGATATAAGTCTTGAAAGTTTCATTGCTCTTATTGACTCGGTTAAGTGTATTGCTTACTGGAATAGGAAAATGGAATACGATCCTGTGTGGCAAGAACTAGCCACCAAGATTGTAAAGTATCGCCCATTTTTAAATTACAATCAAGATAAAATAAAAAAGATTTTGGTTGACAAATTCAGCAATGTGTGATAGTATAAATAATATTGATGTGATCACAAACATCAATAACAAAAATACGCTTAATACTTTTAATACTAAAAATACGGAGAATACTAATGGACTTTTCAAAGCTCAAGGCCAATTCTGGCAAAAAATCCCTTGAAAAACTTAATGCAGAACTTTCCAAGGTAAATACTGGCGGGCAACAAAAGGACAATGACGATCGTTATTGGTATCCTAATGTTGATAAGGCTGGTAATGGATATTCTGTTATTCGTTTTCTTCCTGCTCCAGGCGAAGAGGACGTTCCTTTTGTTCGTCTTTTCTCTCATGGTTTTAAGGGTCCAACCGGTTCTTGGTACATCGAGAATTCATTGACTACGATCGGTCAGAATGATCCAGTTGGTGAATACAATTCACAACTCTGGAACTCAGGTCTTGAATCCGATAAGGAAATTGCTCGAGCTCAAAAACGTAAACTCACTTATATCTCCAACGTTTATGTGATTACAGATCAACTTAACCCAGAGAATGAAGGTAAGGTTTTCCTCTTCAAATATGGTAAGAAGATCTTTGACAAACTTAATGATGCTATGAATCCTCAATTCCCAGATCAGGATCCAATGAATCCATTTGATCTTTGGGAAGGTGCAAACTTTAAATTGAAGATTCGTAATGTTGAAGGTTATCGTAACTATGATAAGTCTGAATTTGCTTCTGCAGGTCCATTATCACATCATGATGATGAAATGGAAAAGATTTGGGAACAAACTTTCTCATTGCAGGAACTTATTGCACCAGATCAGTTCAAATCTTATGGTGTACTTAAGGCCAAACTTAATAAGGTCCTTGGTCTTGATGGTGGAACTGTTAAACAACAAACTCATAAGACTATGATTGATGAGGAGGATGAAACACCTGCTCCAAAATTGAAGGAGGTGCTTGCGGCTGCTCCTAAGATTGAAGAAGATGAAGATGATGAAAGTCTAGAGTTCTTTAAACGCTTAGCTGGTTAATTCTAGCTAATATAGAAAAGGGGAAGCTTGTTGACCTCCCCTTTTTTTATTGTCCTACTTTTGCAAGTTTCTCTTGACCACGTGTCCATGCAGACACACCAAGAATAGCACCAAATGCCAAATGGATTAATCCACCATTACTCAATGACAGCGACTGCCAAGCAACGTATTGGTATTGTACGCCGAATCCTTTAAACACAACTGGCAGGAACATTGAGATGAGCGGAAAACCTAC